AAACACAATGCTTAACGATGCTAGCCGCAGCCATCAACATGTCCTACGATGCTCAACTTGAAGAGGAAATGATCTCACTGCCTACATTTGGTGAGATTGCCAGAAAATACTGTGGCGGTGGACATGGTGGATATGCAGTTTATCTCTTCAAAGAGAGACCGACTCTAAGAGATGGTCTTGAATTCGTAGAACCTTATCTGCGTACGTCATTTTGAAAATCTACGGTCTTATCCCCCAAACATCCTGCTAACTGCTTGCAGAAGAAGCTTCTCACGCATTTCACGAAGCTGTTTCGGAGATACGCGCCGCTGGAGCGACTCATTCAGGCGCTTCAGCTTGGCATCCCTGACCGAAGGCTCAGCAACAGCATCAAAGGTAACAATAGCATATCCAGGCTGGACTTCGTAGCAGTCCTCGCCTTCATGCATCACAATCTCCATGTCACCCACGCCACGTGAAGAGACTCCAACCTGAATGCCACGGTCAATATAGCAAGACAAGAGGCTTCCACACGGGCTGCGATCATCATTAATCACTTCAATCTTGCCGTATACAATCTTACCATCCATCCAAAGACGAGTGATAAGATGAGAGACGCGATCCATGTGAATCTTGGCATCTGTGGGGTGGTCGAATTCTCCCATTGTACCACGTGCTTTGATGCTTTCTTGCATCTGGTCAACTGCTTCCTTCAGGACCTTATATGGGTAGATTCGGCCATTGGCGTTTTTCTCATCAGCTTTCTGGAAGATGCCGGTGAGTTCGAGTACAGGAGTTTTCTTGCCATTCACGCTCTCGCGTAGAATAGACTGTTTCTGGGTGATCTTGAGTGGCATCGAGTCTTGGATAAGTTGAGCGCCTTCTGGGATATCACCAGTCTGGGCGATATATTCGCGATCCAATTGGAGTTTTCGTGCGCCTAGTTCAGCAATTGGCATGGTATTCCTCCTGTGCTGTAAATATTTTTGCACATGAGGAGAACGGTTGAGCCTAGATTAACCAATACCTTGCGGATTTGGGATCTTGATACCCTTCTTCTCAATAGCAGCTATGAAATCATTGGCATACTTACAGGCAACGCAACTTTTATACATCTTCTCTACATCCACAGGTGATATACCACCAGTATTGATAGCATTAGCAACTTCTTCCCATAGTCTCTTGAAATCAGCGAACGACTTTTCATAGGGGCCAATACCTGTCCAGAATTCTTTACTGTCAGCCCTAAGAACGCAACATCCAGTCTTAGTCTGTTCATTTAGTACCACGAATATATTATTCGATGGAAAGCCCATCCGGATAAGTGCTCTGTGCACTCCAATGCACCCCCGCATTGTTGGATGGATAGTGATTATGTTCATCAGTCATCCCTAGTTTTAAGTACAGCTACGTTAGATGATTCTGGTTCTATCACCAATTGCCCAAATGTGGTCACTTTTATCTGTTCACGATCATCGTCATCCCTAGTTGGAACCTCTATAGAAATGTGTGATCCGTCTGCGAATTCAAATCGGATGGTTGATCCAGGCTTCACTTCAATGTTCTTACTTTCGTCTAGCAGGTCTTCTATGATAGTCTTCATGTTCTGATAATATCTACGTCCAGGACCTAATACAACTTGGGCCTCCTAAGGGAGGCCCAAGCTTGGCTCTCGCGACAGACTGCCAGCTGTCACTTGCCTACTGGTCTAGCTGGTGCATCGCCCGACTTGCCATCGCTCTTCTTGAACTTTGGCTTCGGGTTCATCTCTTTCCCACTCTTGGGTTCAATCCCCTCACCGCCATCCTTGCGAGCGGCCTTCTCGCTGGTGTAATCTTCACCCTGAGGAGTAGTGACATCCTCATCCTCCTTCACGGTCTCACCAGCCTCTTCAGCTTCTTCTCCGGCCTCTTCCTTCTTACCCTTATCACCCTTCTTCTTGAACTGGAATTCCTTGGGAGGAGCACGGCGCTCTTCGATGCTCTGACCTTCAGCCGTCCTGGACTCTTCCTCTACTTCCGCCTCTTCCTCTTCTTCCTCTTCCTCTTCCTCACCTTCCTTCTTTTCTTTCTTACTGATCTTCAGCTTGAACTTGCGACCATCGCTAGTGACACCCTTGATCTTCTTTTCCGTAATGGGGGCACCCTCGGCACCAGCATCCTCATTCTTAGGACAGGTGCACTCAGTCTTGCCACATTTCTCGCAGGGGCAGGTGCATTCCTCCTTGCCGCACTTCTCACATGCCTTCTTCCCCATGCATCCAGCACCGCCCTTTATGCCGCCTTCAGGCTTATCCCCTTCAGGTTCCTCTTCCTCTTTCTCTTCAATGTCAGCACCGCCCTTGATACCGCCTTCACCCTCTGCGGCCTCTTCCTCTTCTTCCTCCTCTTCCTCTTCGGCTTCACCAGCACCTTCACCACCGAATTCAGGGGGAGGCCCACCAGCACCCGGTTCCTCAATAGGAGGTCCACCGGCACCCGGTTCCTCAATCGGAGGCCCACCAGCGCCTGGCTCTTCCTCCATACCAGCCCCAATCTCCTCAGGACCGATATCACCCGGAGGACCGCCAACTGGCGGCTCACCCTCAGCGCCAGGCTCACCCACCGGCACCTCTGGACCACCAACATCAGCACCGGCAACGATATCGCCAGGCTCCTGAGCCATAGCATCAGCAATGCCAGCCACAACCTGGTCAATCGGACGCTCGGTGTTGAACGTCACATCATTCAACCCCTCACCAGGCTCAGTGCTAGTGACCTGAATCTGAGTACCCTCACTAATCTCCTTGCCTTCCCGGAGCTTCGGGCTAACCGCAGTCTTCTTCAAACCAATCGGGCGCATCCCCTGATTGGCAGGCTGACGCAGTTCGGCAACACCCTTACCTTCCTGCCCCTCCATCCCATCCTTCTTGCCGCCAGCCTTAGCGCCATCACTCTGCTGGGAAGAAATAGCAGCCACACCCTTACCATCACTGATCCGGTCCATGCGCTGCTTACCACCCACCGAACCGGACTGGGCCGTTGTACCACCGCCGCGACCATCACTCTTACCCAGAGTAGTAGCAGCCACACCCTTGCCATCACTGACCCGATCCATCTTGTGACCGCAACCCTTGATCTCTTCGACCGAAAGCATTTCCAGAAGCTGTGCACCCATATCCGCACCACACTCAGGGCAGAGGGCACCACTCTCAGTCATGCAAGAAGCAGGCTCAAAGTGACCGTGGCACTCAGGGCAAATTGCATTGCCAGCAGAGTCCATTGACTCACACTTGGTAGGAGGGGCAACCTTCTTGTCGCTGATCTTCTGCCCGCTACCCTTCAGGATGGCACTGGAATGGCCGTAGTCGGAAACATTCTGATCCTTCTCACCGGCCTTGCCCATTGCACAATTCTTGCCCTGGATCTTCTGCATGCCCAGGCCACCAGTCGAAGTACCGCCCTTCTTGGCCTCCATACCCTCATCGCGTGCTTCGTGCAGGCCGTAGTTGCGGTTGATCTTGATGTCCCGTGTCGCCTCGTAATGGTAAGGCTCAACCTCCACGTCCTTCAGTGGAGTATTCTCGGCCAGGAGCTTATTGAAGCCAGTGGCCAGGTCACTCTCCTTGAGGAGATTGGCACGCTTGATGCAAGCCTTGAGATGGGCAGTGCAACTTTCGACGCCATCTTCAGCAAAGAACCTTTCGCCGTTCTTCTGCCATTCGAGCAGTTCAGACTTGAGGTCCTTAGCTTCCAGTTGGGCGATGCCCTTGGACTCAGTGACCACCTTACCGGGGGCCTTCTTGCCTTCAACGGGGATCTCTTCCTCACCCGGAGGAGGTTCCTCTCCCTCACCAGGAGCAGCAGCTTCCTCGGCACCAGGCTCTTCAGCCTCACCAAGCGGAAGGGCTGGGCCAGCACCACCGCCTCCACCGATCATTTCTTCGCCTTCACCCGGCTCACCAGCCAAATTCTGAGCACCAAATTCCTCAGGAGGAGTAGCCTTCGGCTGCGGGACCTGATCGTAATCCTTCAGATCGGACAGGTTCTTCAGGAGGCCCTCACTGACGGAAGCAACCAGTTCCTCAACCTCCATGAGAGTGGCATCGTCTGGCTCATTGCCGATATTCTCAAGGCGGGTGATGTAATTGTCCAGAGAACTGGCGAGATCGGCATCCTTCTCACTGCCGGTCAGAATGTTCTTCATGTCCTTCAACGCTGCCAGATAAATCTTGGCCTTGGCCTCCTGCGTGGAGACATCCTCGTTGAAGACCATGTGCAGGAATGACTGGTAATCAGCCTCAAACAGCTTGGACTCGCCCAACATTCGGACATTCTCCACGAGCGGAGCATATTCCGAGCGACGAGCGGTCTCTTGCCACTCTTCGATGATTGCGTTGTAGTTGACGCGGCAGTTGGTCCTGTACAGGAGCCTGCCAACATCGTCAGCCAATGTTGCATTCATGCAACCGATAGTGGCGAGAGCGTTGTTGGCGAGTTCCTGCATTTCACGCAGGTCGAGCATGCAGAACTGCTGCTCTTCCATGAGGAACTCGGCGGAATTTTGCACAGCTTCCTCAACCTTATCTTGCGAGATGAGGGCTGCGATGTCGTGAACACGGGCCTGGAAGCCTTCATACTTATAGGCATTCTTGGCCTGTTCCTTGAGGAAGCGGGCGACCACCCGGCGACGGGTCATCTCACTGATCGGGATCATGACCGGCTTGTCAGAATAGATTGCCTCAACGATCCGACCACGGGTGACTTTCACACCATCTTTCACTATGTCGCGGATGGCGTTGACGATCTCCAGTTTGGTGCCTTCATCTAGGACTGAGCTGGCGACATGAATGCGGCGGATGGTGCGGTCACGAGTAGTGACCAGGCCGTTCTCAGGGATCACGCAAGAGCGGAAGCGCTGGGCTGCGATACGGTTGAAAATGTCGTCAGCCTGCTTGGTGTTGTCTTCGTTGATTGCATCAACCAGTTCGGCAAGGTTCTTTCTGAAGAGTCCTTCTTTCTTGGACTCGACCACCCGAATTTGGCGGATGTTGTCTATCTTAACCCGCTTCGGGCCACCATTCCGGCTGATCTTCGAAATGTCAGCCACGTAGTAGATGTTGCTACCAACATCCTCGAAGAGGAGTTGAGCGCTGTCCAGTGACACTAACCTCCAATGCTGACCGACTTCTTCGCCAAGCTTGGCGATGCGTTCAGCAAAGAGGGTGACCTGGCTCTGAGCGCCGACGTTGATCATGTGCAGAAACTTGCCAGCATCCATCTCGACTACGGATGTAGGCTGCTGTTTCTGATTTGTGATCGTGTTGCTCATGTGCGATCCCCTGTAAATGGTGGTCTCCAGACCAGTCCCAGTACCTAAGAAACATTCATGATAAATTTGACGCCAAACTTAATTTGTAACACCAGTAGGACCTTCCATCAAAAGCGCTGGCTTCTTCGCAATTTCAGCCACCTCAACAGATAAATCACCCTCAACACCCTCTGACTCAACCTCAGTAGACTCACCACCCTCTAATAGCAGCTCCGTTTCACGCTTAACTTCCTCAATCACAGCCTTGTCAATACTAACTGGGACAATCTCCGCATCCTTCTTACTAAGACCATCCAATTCCTTACTATTGACAAACCAGTTCACAGAAGCATTCGGTGAATTTCCTGGAAAGCGCTCAAAGCCCTCACTCGTATCCAACGTCAACTTTCTAGAAGCACTCAGACGCTTCTCAAACGCAGCATACTCCAACATCAACCTGCGTTCATCTGGGTCAGTGCTCTCAGCAACTGGAGGTGCTGCAGACTCTGCCTTCTGCCTCTCCAACTCAGCAATCTCATCCTCAGTCATATCAGTGAATCTCTGCAAGATCCACCGATCAGTGAACATCTTCGTATCCTTCAGAGCCGACATCACATCGGCACGAGTATTCCAAGTCTCAATCCTATACAGCTCATCAATAGCAGAAGCTGCAGTCATCGAAAGATCGAAAGACTTAATCTCATCAATACTATGGCCACGCAGTGCCAAATGCACGATAACCAGCTTCTTCAGACCCATAATAGCTTCACGCTGCACCCACTGGATATTCTTAGCAAATTCAGGGGAGACAGAAGCCAAGGACTTACCATCACTTTCAGATTGCTCGCCAATACCGAGACGACTAAACGGGATCTTCAACCCAGCAACCATCTTCTTCTTGAAATATTCGATATCGGCAATAGCATCAAGATTCTCAGCACCAGGCAGAGTATCAACTGTAGGACCAGTTCCATCAGCGCGTTTCGGTAGCCAGAAATCGTCCTCTTGGATCAGAGGACTGTAACGTTCATTGACCTGACCAGTAGCCGGGTCAACGAATTTATACTTCTTCATTTGTCTGGCAATCAGCTCAATATATTGCGGAACTTGCTGCGGTGACAAATTACCAACCGGTATGCTAAATATTCTTTTCTCAGGTGCCCTAGTGATCCTGTAGATCAGGGCCGCATCTTCCATCAATCTCAATCGTTTGAAATCCTTACGACCACCATCTAGCACACTGCGACCATAAGGATGGTATTGAGATTCAAATGTGGTCAAGCGCATATGAATAACCTGCCATGGATGCAGGAAGATAGGACCACCTGAACCTGGATCTTGATAATAGAAACCAATTAAGTCACCGAATTTGGTCTGCACTCGCGTGAAGTTATAAACATTCATGAAGCGGAATGAGGAAACGCCGTCTCGATTTGCGGTTGGGACGATCTCAGCAGGAAAGCAACCATACTTGCAGAGATACCTGATCATGGGTCTGATTTCACGATCTATAAGAACGGTGTTGTATAAGAAGTCTTCAATTGTTTCTTTCAGGCGCTTGTTTTTGGCTCTTACTATTATTGAGTGTTTTCGTTCTGAATCTACCAGTGAACTTTCATCGGCATACATGTCGAGTGCTAGTGATACTTCGCCGACTTCATCCATCATGTCGTAGTCTTTATAGCGCTCTAATCTATTTATCTGGAGATTTGTCTGTTCGAGTAATGACCCTTGATTGGATAGATTTATGAAATCACCACCAGCAACAATCCTATCTAGAATTCCCTGATCTTGATAAATATTATCTGTACGATATATATTGGCTTTTCGGGCAAATGCTCTAATTCTGTCCCATATTTGCCAGTTGAGAGGCATAGCTGGTCTCCGTCTTCTATCTATTTTTGATGAATTTCTTTAAAGGAGGGGTGTGAACCTTCTTATATCCGTATTGTATGGCGAATTCTGCTTCTTTCAAGTGTAACGATTTGGCTCTATTATAAAGAGTCTTCTTGTGCATTATCCAGCCCTCATCATTCATATAAAAATATGATGGTTTAGTTTCTCCTACAAAACTCCAATTAGCCGCCAGATAGATTGTCCCATCATGACCGGCAGATGGATCAGAATAACTGATTAGATGTGTAATGTGACGTGGAATAAAATTAATAGACCTTGATAAGAAATGAGACGCAAGATTTGGTATATGATAACTAGGATGAATCAAAAATCTGGTCAATTCATAAACTTCTTTTGATGAGCAGATATTAATATAACTCTCTTTTCTAGTAGGATGGGCAAATATCGCAGCGCAGATCAATTGCTCATTGTAAAAACCACCTACAGCCATACCACAGCGACCAGCTGATCCTAAATAATGATAATTACCAAAAAATTCATTGAGTTGTTTTCTATCAGTAATAGTGCTATAATTAATTTGTGATAAATCAAGACGCACAAATTGTGGTATCTCATTACCGACAAAACGTGACAATAATTGTTTAACTTTTATTATGTCAAAAAGTTGATGTTCCCAAACTGTTTTAAGCTCATATTGTTGAAATTTACTGATATAATCAGCTTTTGCCGCATCTTTCCGCATAACATAAGGACGCGTATGCCAATAATTACCATTAACTTCAAGTAACAAATATGGTTTATTTTCTCTTTTCACTCCTATATCAAAAGTATATGGCCCAACCACCACATTGGTATCAAACTGCACCCCTAAATCAGTTAATATCTGACGAACTCTTTTCTCAGTATTAGGAGTTCTAATTAGCTGCTTAGCCAAAGCAACTGCATGTTTCTCCCTATAATCTGGATTTTGCCAAGCCAATCTAGCTGCATCTGAACATTTCTGTCGAGAATCTTGTTCCTGTACAGCTTCATGATGACACTTCTTGAAATCATCACCACGCCATAATTCCTTACTAGAATTAGAACGTTCATTATAATAAATCTGATTTTCCCATTGCGCTGACATCTGTTTACTATGCGTCTTCTTTACATCACCCTTATTACAAGCACATTTATAACAAAGCCATGACAATTGACTATTTTTAAGTCGACTCTTAACTCTAATTGTAAAAATCGACTCCTTATTACATTTATCACAACGAACAATAACTCTCGGCCTAAATTGACTTAAATCAACATCACCAAATTTAGCCTTGGTTAAATCCCAATCAATCATAGACTATTCTTCTTCCAACGACGCGGGTTGTTCTCCTCTTCCTCCAATTCTTGGAGTGCTCTATTATGGGCCTCGGCGTCACGCCGTTCCATTTCTGTCATTTCAGGTGTAATTTCCTTATGACCTGGAAGTTTAATATATTTCTTCCTAGGACGTACACGCGCAACCTCATTATACGGCCTAGTCATCTTTCAAAACCTCAGCAATCCTCTCAAGGTAAATGAGGACCTCATGAATACCAGCACTATGCCCTTCCTCCCAAGCATAAGCATAAGCCTTTTCTGCCCTTGGATGCCCAGTAAGACCAACTTCCTTCAGAGCATCTTCCTTGAATTTTTGAGCCTTCTTAGCATCACGCATATCACCATAATACCCACCATTAATCCTTTCTCTGATATCACTGGATTCACAAAGAAAGGTATTA